TATACTTGTGAGCGGCCCTACCCAGTTGTCTGGTTCTTTCTGCTTTACGCCGTTGACCACGATCTGATAACAGGCCGCCATGTCCATCATCTCTCCATAGGGCATACATAGGTATTCGTCCCTGGGGATGTGGAGCAGGCGGCCCCAAAAATCAAACCACGCAAGGCTTACTGGCCCTGCGTGGTCTCTGCGTTTTTTTCTGTCTCAGATTCCTCCAGTTTGATTGATTGTTCACTACCCGCCGCCATGGCACTCATGAGAGTACTCTTTAGATCGATACAGTCCATACTTCCCATGACCACTTCCAGTTCGTCAGCCGTGAAAGTTCTCACTTTTTCACCGTTTACGATTTCCTTATATCTGGCCCCCTGATCGAGCAGCAGGGCCAGCAGGAACATCAATTCATCAAAAAGTTCATCCTCCGTTTTTTTCTCAAAAACATCCGCGACTTTTTCCAGAGCACCATACCGCTTTGTGACTTCCTTGGCGGCTTTGATAGAAAAATTAAGCGGGTACTGAGTACCCGCTATCTCAATGTTCACTATTCTGTTTGCCATGATCTTACGCCTCCGGTGTGTATGTCACAGTGATAGTGTAGGTCTTGCTTACATCTCCATTTGTGACGGTGACGGTTACAGTATTTGCACCAGATACCCATGTCGCGGCTTCTCCATTGACCACCGGGGTGGCATCATTCAGTATCTCGATGGTGGCATTGCCGTCCTTCGGTATCACATAGATGATATCCGTGGCATTGGAGGTGGCTACAGCGTACTCATAGACATCTTCCATAAATCCAGGGTCTAGCTCCAGTGTGCCGACTTGCAGGCTGGCGAGATTTGCGTCATAGACATTCAGCACAGAACGGAGTACCGCTAGTGCTTTAGCTTCTGTATCAAGCCACGCTTCATACATCCACGGGTACTTTTCTGTAGCATTGTTCAATTGGGTTCGCTCTATCTTCCCCTGGATTTCTCGTGTCTGCCAATCCACACTCTCACCCTTGGTTGTGGCAGCATTGGCCGAAATATTGAATACTGTACGTAGCAACACAACAGCCCTGTAGTGGTCTACGTTGTCGACCTGGTGCCATTCGATGATACCAAAGCCGAGATACGGCGATTTCGCGTCCTCATCGTACACGTTCATCTTGACATCCGTGGTATCCACCGTAACTGTCTTTTCTTTCAGGCCGAACAGTGTTTTACTCAAAGCCTGTGACAGATGTGTGGTTTCCAGGGTTAGCGTACCATCGATGAATTTGCCCTGCTCGGTCTCTGCCTTTCCGTTGTCACCATAGTAATCACTATCTTCACTGATATTGAAGTCAGTGGCATACCTAACTGCCTTGCCTACACTGCCGCCATTGCTATACACGATGTCCCCGCCGACAAAACTATACCGGGCGTAATATGGCAGGCTTAGTCCCTTGATCATATTTTTACCTCCTATCCTTTCATGATTTTCTTGGTCTCTTCTTCAACGACCCGGCCCATGGCGGTGCTTGCCTCTTCTTTTTTTGCTCTAACCGCTGGCCGTATAAATGGTGTCTTTTTCTGTTTGCTTGTGCCGCTCTCTTTGGCCCTGGCTTTAAGCGGATTCGGCACCCCTTTGCTGTCGTACCCGTCAAACCCGATCTTCCGATTGTAGTTGCCATGATTGTCTACTTCCATTGGTGTGATACCCATGGAATCTTCCAGATCACCGGAGGACTCCCCGGACAATACATTTTCCAGGTTTGACCGCATTTCATCCGCTATTATGCCTGCGCCTACTGCTGTAGCCTTTTCAGCTATCTTTTCCTGGGCATGTCCCAGCCGGTCTAGCTTAATTGCATACTCCCCAGGAGCCCAAATACTTCTCATCCGTGCCATGGCCCATCATCCTCCCAGGTCCATTCATAGTGGGTGTATTTTGTGACCTTCTCATACTGGATACTATTTAGCCGCCAGCAGAGGCCCAGGTTATTAAGCACCGTTTGGATTTTCTCCACGTTCGGGTCATACTCCGATGTGGTGAAGTAGTCCACTGTCCCCCCTATGGCCTGGTTGGTCTTTTTGTTGTCTGCATGTGCGGCACCGACTTCACCCTCTGCCGCCCATACGATGTACTGATCATGGTCCCCCGCTGCTTCATCATGAAAAACATTCTCTGTTACCGTCAGCAATCCGTTTTTCAGGTGGTCAAATCTCATACTCCACCTCCACCTTTTTCAGGATCAGGTCCATACTGTCCGGGGTCACATCATATGGGTACTGTATCTGATCAACCTCGTACTGTTTTCCATCGATGGGTACTGCCACATCTTCCGGGGATACCTCCCTGCGCGGACATCGGATGATCTTTTTGATCTCCACGCCTTTCTGCAATGCCGCCGTGTACCTGACCATTCCCACCGTCCGTTCCTCATAGGGCAGTGTCTCTTTGAGGGTCGGCTTCTCGGTCGGCCTGTCCCCCGGCTCGGCATCACTGCTCACAGAGTAGATACTGACGGTGCCATCGTTATACGTCTGTCTCTTCTTGCTCTGCAATGTACCGCTTCACCTCCTCACGATTCTGCAAGGCGATGAGCTCCGGCAGATAGTTGTCCTGAAATTCATCCAGCGCATGAGATCGTGCATACAGGCAGTAATCCAGTAGCAGGGTACGGTGGGCTTCTTCCAGCGTAAAGTCCAAGGATTCCCCATCAGGTACTCCTGCCTTTTCATTGAGATAGGACATCCCCCGGTTGATGTACCCGGTGATGGTGGCTATCTCTTTTGCTGATAAGATCCATGACATCTGTAGATAGTCTTTGACCGCATCCAGCAGCCCGCCCGGTAGCTCTGCCATGGCTCACACCTCTTTCTATTTCTTCGTGTCCACTCTCTTGCTGGTTGTCCTGCCGCCGCTCTTCCCGGCAGATTTACTCTTACCGGATTCTTTCGGCTTCTCATCTTTGACCTCAGCGATATATCCATCACCGAGGGCGGCGGTCACTTCCGCCACCCTCTTTTTTGTCAACTCTATGACCTGTTTAGGCTCATAGATTTCTCGCGTTTCCTTGTCCCGAAATCGCTTCTTTACTGTATACTTCATGGGTTACCTCCTAGCCCGCAGGTGTGTATGTCACGGTGATGGTGTAGGTCTTGGTCTCATCACCATCGGTGACATTGATAGTGACAGTGTTCTCACCCTCTGCCCAGGTCGCTTCCGCCCCGTTGGCCACAGCGGTGACACCGTTCAAGATTTCCACAGTGGCGTCACCGTGCATGGGCAGTGCTAGGATGGCATCGGCGGCATTGTCGGTGTCCACCGCATACCCGGCATACACGTCCTTATTGAATGTCGGGGTAAAAGCGTTACCGCCGATGTCGAGGCTGGCGATGCGGGCATCGTCATTGTGCTCCACGATTAGCGGGGTAGATTCGGATGCGTTAGTCACATAGACCTTCTGGACATAGGTCTGCAATCCACTGATATCCAGATACACAAAGGCATTCTCATCTTTCGCCCGTCCAGTACCGAAGAAGAAGATGGCATATACCCTGTTATTCTGTATGAACTGGTATTGATCGGCGTACTCGATCTTGCCGTCCTCTCCATTGCCTACTCCGAACACGTACCTTTTTGCAATACCCACCACAGCATGACCGGCAGGCACAGCGGCGGATGGCACGACCCTTGTTGGATACGGGAATACATCTGTGGAGAATGTGCCATCTGTGCGCCTCACAGTGGTGGCCGGGAATACTTTATTGAAATAGTCAGACGTGCTCACCACCATCAGTACCTCTGGTATGACCCTGCTCTTTCCATTCGGTCCGGTAGCCAGCGTGGCTAATATCGACCCGTATGTTGCGGGGTCAAATTCTTTTACTATCACGGCGGATTTGCGCGGGAACACACCATCTACAGCTCCTGTCAGCTGGCGTGTCATCCCGATTGGCTTGTCATCGCCGTCACCGTCCACTATCCCCGCTTCGCACTCTGCCGAGAGGGCCTCCACCAGCACTTCACGGACATAGCGGTCAAGCCATACAGGCCCCAGCTTTAGCAGAGACTTGTTGATGACCATGAACGCCGTGAGCATCTTTTGCCCCATCTCCACTTTTGTAAATGCGGCTGACAGCTCACCTGTGATGTTTGCTGTGATTTCACCCCACACCGCCACCCCGGACTGTGAGCTGGCCAGCAGATCAATGAGTACAGCTGTATCCTGGAAATTGATGAGGTCCAGCAGGGGATGGGCTTCCTTCATGTCTTCAAAGACGGAATTTATGACCGTCTTTGGTAGAACCACATCTGTTCCTGTGAGAGCCTGCTGGGGATGTCCGGAGGCTTTTAGCGCATCGATGATGCCATTGTAAAACTTGGTTTCTTCGCTGGTCAGCACCCGTGCGCCGCGGCTCATGAGTATCTTCTGATCGATCTCATCGAACCTTGCATTGGCCTCCGCCAGTACCGCCTGTTCTGTCAAGGATGTGAATTCCTCAAATGCCGCGCCGAAATCCTCCGGCTTGTTTTCGGATATCGCCTTGGTCATGCGCTCGTAGATTTTGTTTTTCTGCTCTTCCAGCAGATCGAGATTCATCATACTATCCTTCCTTTCCGCCCGTTATGGGCTATTGATTTTTCACGCCCATAAGGGCCTGCAAAAATGGTTTTACTCTGTTCTCCGGTTCCAGTTCTCCGGGCTGGGCCTGCTCTTGCGGTTCGCTCGTCTGCTGCGGCTCCGGCTCCGCTTCCTGTCCGCCATTGGCTTCTTCCTGCCTTTGCGCCATTCTTTCTTTGACTAAAGAAAAAAGCGCCTGTCTGGCACTTTGGCTTGGGCTCTTTGTCCCGCTGTCCCGCTTGATGGTAGTGGCAAATCCCCACTCCAGGGCATCTTCTGGAATAATGAATGTTTCATTCTCCATTAGCTCTCTGATCTTTGCTTCATCAATGCTTACATTTTCCAGATAGGCATTGATACACAGTTGCGTGAGCGTATCCAGATTATCCGCGCATTTCCTCATGTCTTTTGCATACCCGGTATTACCTGTCAATACCTCATGCAAAAATAGCGAAGAAGACGGATACATGATTCGTTCCTCTCCAGCCAGGTACGGCAAAACGGCGGCGGAGCAGGCAAATGCATCATCGTATGTAATGACCTTTGCCGGATGCTGTCGTAAGGCATTATAGATCGCTACACCTTCCGCAAATTCGCCACCGTAACTGTTAATATGCACATGGATAAGCGATACTGGCTCCAGTACCTCTAT